TCCAGATTAACTGCTCTCATCGAGTCAGACCCTTCCGCTACAAAGGTTTCATTCATTTTAAATTAGCACACCCTTTCGGGTGAAATGAGGGGGTTGGCTCATCTAGAAAACAGAGAACATTTTGATTAATCAAGCTCCCAATCTCCCATCTCAAATTCACCATCCATCGCATATGCAGTAGTGTCTTGATAAACCTCATCCCAGACATTCTTTTGAACCAATGTCTCCCATGAGGGAAAACCAGAAACTAATTCCTCCACTGATAATCCCATCTGTCTATATTTTTTCAGATCATCATTCGTAATTCGAGACGCCAAAACAGCAGGCAAATCACCATGCACTCCCTCGGAAACCAATAACTCCGAGTAGAAAACTTTCAATCTATCATAAGCATCACGATTCGATGCATACGTCCCATAAGCATGTCCAAGAACAGACAACATAGTATCGACAACATCCCGCTTCTTTGTCACACGACCCCAAACTGCACGAACTAAGAACTCACGCGACTCGCGAAAGGGCAAGAAAGAGGGTTGTCCCATACTCTTATCAGGATTAAGAACCATCTGATGTTTTAAGAAAGTTGCACCGCACTTAACAATCCATCCTGCACTCGTTGTTGAAGCAAAACAAACTCCATCTTTCATATCACGGACAAGTACACGGAAGTGCTTCCACATAAAGTCGACAAAGGCAGCACCTGAAAAATAAGTTGCACCTATCCCTAGTCCCTTACGATATAGATGGTCGTCACCATACACTATCAATAAGACTATTGTTAACAAATCTAACTCAAGCGCTTCTTGATGCTCTGGAGGAGCCGTGTGAACCTGCCAAACACAAAAAAGAACTATGTACATCGCCATGATCCACGAATCCATGTGCGATGTATTAAAAGCTCCCGATGGGACACCTCCCTTTACCGCGCCCCAGATTGTGCCTAAGAGCTGGGTTAATCGCATAATCATATTCTTCAAGAGAAACTTAACAATTCTCTCAAAACATGAATAATCTTGGCTTAACGGGTCAACAAAATTGGACATTGTCGACCAGTACAAGTTAACCCAAAGCTCCGCAACAGTCTGATCATAGAGTTTTGCATCACCCTCTACTAATTCAGGACTCCAACATGTTGACAGGTCTATACCCAAGCACCTTGCAAGAGAATCAGCTCCACCATGGGACCAACGATGACCTATACGAATAACCCAGCCCCTCTCTCGCCGATGGCGAATCAAAGACACCATCCGTTCTAATAAGATGTAAATCGAACAAGGGATATTAAAACATCTTACTTTCTCCTCAAAAGCTTGCCATTTTTCCTCCGACCACTGCTTAAAAAAGTCAATAAAATTCTCATCCTTCAAAGGTATCACCCAAGGTATATTGGGCTCCTCTCCAGTACGAAGAAAAGTAAGAATAGCAGTTATTTCTTGCTCAAAAGTATCTACTTTTTTCCCTTTGGGTGACACTTTTATTTTTACGGGATGAGTAACATCCGA